GAACCTATCGAACTGATAAAAGTCCTTTTTATTAACTACCACTATTTTAACAAACTTATCCTTCAATGTCAAGACATCAAAGGCAGAATAATCTGTTGTAGAGTCATCATAATAAACCTTTTCAAAGATTGTGTAGGGGTTGACAATCCTTTCTAGTTCTCTAGTGTTTGTATCGAAAACATGAAAACCTTTAGGACAACCGTTGTCACTCCATGTCATCTGATAGGTGTTACCCAAATAGTAGACATGACCATCATCTGATTTTTTATGGAAGTGACCAGAAAAGACAGTATCAAATTTGTTTAGAAATCCTTTACTATAACCATTTTCTGCAAAATGTCCAGCGTGCATTTCAAAACCATTGATTTCTAAGTGTCCCATTGCAACTTGAGCCTTGGTATCCTTAACATGATTCATCGTGTCTGCATAGTTTTCTGCACAAATCCAAGGAATAAAACAAATAGGTGTTCCATCAAAATCCACTGTAGTTGGATCTGGATATACAAACATCTTTGGATATCTTCCCTCAACAAGTTCTGCAAGAGAATTTACATCGTTTGTGTTCTTATAGAATGTATCGTGATTACCCACCATCATGTGTAGTGTTACACCCATATCAACAAATCGTTGAATGAAACGCTCACGAAAATCTTTTGCAATCTTATAAGAAACAAACTTTCGTCTGTCCATTACATCACCTAAGTGGATAACAGTATCAATACCATTCTTTTCAATATATGGGAAGAATGTATTTTCCCAAAACTGATAGAAGTATTCGTTGAATGCTATGTTATCGTTTCTTGCACCAAAGTGAGTATCAGTTATCAGTGCTATCTTCATTTATCTCTTCACCTTCATCATCATAAAATTTTTCAAGTCCTTTGGGTTCAGATTTCTTTTTCTTCTTGGGTTTGTAAACTGCTTCAGCAGGAAGAAAGTTCTTCTGTAAGTAATCAACATATGCTGACTGGTCATCATCACCGTCCATAAGCATATCGACATTCATATTTTCGATAATCTTATGTTTAACGTGTTGTTGTTTCTTTTCTTTTTGAATTCTACGAATGAATGCGTAGTAGATAATTTGCGTGAAATACGCAAATGGATTGTTCGATTTTTCTGGATTAAAATTACTACAATACTGTAGACAGTTCTCAATACCATCAGAAATCATTTCATCTCTATAGGTATAGTTGATAAAATTTGGTCGGTAAGAAAGATGATTTGCAATTTTAAGGAAACATTCTCCAATGTAGTTAGAAACTGGTGGTTGTGGGTCACCTAGTTCCTCTGCTTCCTTACACTTGGCTTTCCAATCTTTCATTGCTTGTAGGAATTCTGCATTATTAACATAATGGACTCCTGTTTTTCTTTTAGCCATAATAACTCCACATATTTTGTCGTAATTAAATTTACGACTATTCATACACTATACAGTAAACCTAACCTATTGTCAAGAGAAAAAATAATTAGCGAAATCTATTGACAATCTCTTGACAAGAGGGTATATTTACTATGCTGGGTTTGAGAATGAATAGATCAATAGATCTAATGATATGTCTTTGAACTAGGTTCATCAAAGGGTTCTTCTTCAAACTCTTCTTCATAGTCAATTTCTCTAAGTTCATTATCGGTAGGGCCTTCAATATCTTCCATCTTCATTCTTTTAATACAATGTTCGTAGAATTTGGATAGTCCAATAGAGGCATTAGTCATAACTAATACTTGAGTTTTAGGAACATCGTATACTTCTGTTTCAGAAAAATGAATCCAGCGTTGCAAAGATAAGGCCTCTTCAACACCACGTTTAGTAACCTTGGGCATTGAAATCATTCTTAAAGGGGAAGAAATACTAAAAGTTCTGGGGTGTTCATCTGCAACCAAATTACAAATAATCTCCTCACCACTTGACAGCTTCATTATCTTATACTGATTGTCTTGGGTCATTTTAGTTTTATCCTTTTAATTTCATAATCAAACTGTTCTTCATTATAGATATTTATCCGTTCTAAAAAGTGATTGATAGTGAAATTGCGTTTTGATTTGTATGTGATATCGTCTGCAATGTCGAAGAGGGTAGCGGTATCTTTAGTTTCACTCCTACGCAATCCACGACCAATACTTTGCAGCGTTCTAACTCTGGACTTACTTGGACTACTGAACACGATGTTATGGAGATTACGAATATTAATACCAGTAGAAAAAGTGCCGTATGACGCAATAATGATAGCGTCCTTCTCACCTTCAGTAATCGCCCGTATCTCCTCACGTTCATTGGTGTCTGTCCCACCATAGACGTAGAAAACTTTTCTCTCTGTCGCTTCATTAATTTGTTTATATAGTCCATCTCCATGTTTTTCAACAAACTGGAAAAGAACAAGAGTATTGCCTTTCAGTGCCAGAGTCAAGTCTCTGATAAATTCGTTTCTTTTTGGGTGAGTTACAATAAATTCAATTTCTTCTTGGTAGTTCATATCCTTGACAATTTTACACTCATGTTCTGGATATGTCAACACCAAAGCTTTAATCTTGAAATCTGCAAGTGTCTTCTTGTCAATCAACTCTTTAGTTGTGACTACTTTATTTAGTCCTCCGAACAGCCCTTCTAGAACCAATCTATGTGTCTGCATACCGTCTAGTGTCCCTGTCAAACCAAACCGATATTTGCATAGATGTAATTTTGTCAAAATAGATGTAAGAGATTTTGCTTTAAATAGGTGTGCCTCATCACCAATGACACAACCAAACTGTTCAAAGTATTTTGTAGGAAACTTGTATATTGATTGCCAAGTAGAAATGACAACACGTTTTGTGATATTCTTATCGTGTCCACTGTATATCTTCTGCATATACTCTTCTTGCCATCCATAGTCGATAAAGTCAGAATACATCTGTTCAACCAGAGATGTTGTTGGAACAAGAATGAGAATCTTATCTGTTGCTTCTGATTCTAAAAGCAACATATAATAACGCACAAGAATATAGATTATAAGTGACTTACCCGAAGCAGTAGGACTGAGAAGAAGAGACCTATGGTTTCTGATAGCATAATCCACGGCGTCAACTTGGTAATCACGAGGTTTGATACTTCTTCCACTGGATCGAAGTCTAAGCTGTCTAATAAATCCGTCAAGGATTGATCTGTCGATTGATTTTTCATCTTTTAGTTCCTCACTTATTGTATATTCATCACCATAATCATCCAAATATTTTATTAGATATGGTAATAGTCCCAAATATAATTCTCCTGTCGCTGGAGAAAACAATCGTATTTTTCCATCCCAAACACGATTACGATATGCGGGCATAAATTTTGCGCCCGGCACTTCAAATGTAAAAAAGTCTGCTATGGCTCTCGCAGTTGACCTTTCTGTGTCAACTGTAAGATACACTTCATTCTTTTTTGTTATGTGTGTCATACTGCACCATCAACGAACTTACGCCATTCAATAGCGTTCTTGATATCCCAACCACGAGACTGAATTTGTTTTAGTATTCTCTCACAAGAATCCATACACATTTTGTAGTATTCAACTTTCTGTTTTGCCTTAATGAGTTCTTCATCAGACTCCAGATAAATTGGTATATCTTGTTTGAGAATTTTGTGGTCAAATGGATTATCACGATAGACTTCTGGTGTAGATTTACCACCATAGTATTCCCACTTCTTACGGTAGAGAACACGATAAGTTCCCTCATTCATAAGATGGAGTTGTCTAAAGTTGTTGAAGATGGTTAGATATTTTTGATGTAAAGATGCAGAACGAAGAGATTCGTTTGCGAGTTCTAAATCATCGAACTTTAGGTCTTTTTCGGCCTGTGTTTGTAGTTCTTCAAGTGTCATTATATTTCACATCCTTAATAATAAAAGCGAGCAGTGATTGGTTAGAACTTGCTGTTCTAGATTTTCTCACTGAGGAGACTCAAAGTTGATTGTTCAAGTCAACCTTATCATCTGCTCATAGTTATTTATAATACTTCAAAATCGTAAATATCGTATTTGAAAGTCACTGTTGCGGTTAGGTTTTCAGTATCAGTAAGTTGGGTATTATACTCTAATCCAGATAAAGATGAAGGATAACAGTTTTTAAAACTTACTCTGATAGTTGGATTATTCTTATTTGTAAGAATAGTCAATGTTGCATCACTTTGTAGAACAGATGCACTACGTCTTGGTTTTACAATTTCAGAAGTATTGATTGCATCAGTATGTTGCTGATTATTTTTTGGAAATGCAATACCTATCATCCAATCATGAATCTCACGATAGTTTGACAAATCTTCATTCACCATGAACGAGAGCTCTAAATCTGAAAAATCTAAAGTATCACCCATAAATGCAATAGATTTAAAACGAGTATTAATAGATGCATCACCAGAAAAAGTAATGCCTGGAATATTAACTCTTGTCACAAAATACTCTACATTAGGAACTTTCAAAAGATTGAACCTAAACTGAGTAGGATGTGCAAAATCAAGATTTTCTGGTTGTCTGTCTAGTGGATTAAATTCTACCATAATTATTTCCTTTTCTCACACTATTTATAACGCCCATAAAAAAAGGGAGAACCCGAAGGTTCTCCCAAAGTTTTTTACTAAGTTTCTTATTATAAACCAGATTACATTAGGTTTGTAACTTGAACTCTTCTGTAGTATACGTTGTCGTTTGCAGTGATAACACCACCACGAGCAGTCGCACCACCAGCAAATGGATTTGCAGTCATGCCGTAGCGTGTCTTGAATCCAATTTTTGGTTGGAAAGTATTTTCACCAACCGCACGAACCATCTGTAGTGGAACGTATGGGCAGTAGAAAAGACCTGCGTCATAAGGAGATGTTCCCTTATAACCTACTACGAAGAACTGTTTGTCAGCGGCATTCGCAGAATATGGGTCGATGTATACTTTGTATCTACCGTTAAGAACACCAGCAAATGTGTTACCAGCGTCATCAACTGTTAGGTTGTTGTTAAGAGCAGGTGAAGTATCAAGAACACCAGCCATTTGAAGTGCAGATGCAACATCAGATGAACAGATGATTACGTTACCTTTTCCTCTACGAGTCTGTTGAGCAATTACGTTTGCTTCTCTCTCAACTTGGAACATAAGTCCTTTGAACTTCTCAACACTCCAACGTCCGTTTGAGTCAACGTCCATGTCGAAGATACCAGTAGAAGCAGTATCGTTCTGAGCACCGACTTTAGCGGATGTGTAGATTGTTCTGATAACTTCACGGTTAATTTCGTTAAGAATTTCAGAAGAAAGGATGTTTGCAAGTTCTGTCTCAGCGTCCAAACCATGAATCGCCTTGAGGTCTTGTGCAAGTTCCATTGTGTATTCTGCCTTTAGGGCACGAGATTTCGCCTCAACTGACTGCTTCTCGATTGAGAACGCCATTTCAGCAAAACTGTTACCAGCAGAATCACCAAGTGCTTCAGCAGCACCTGTAGTCATACCAGCACCGTTAGTGTAAGTGCCAGGTGTGCCATCGTTAAGAACAGCAGGGTTAGTTCCTACTTGAGCGCCAGTTCCAGAGAAATCTGTATCAGCCTCGTTGTAGAATGTTTCAGTGCCATTTTGGGCAGTGTAACGTGAACGCATTGCGAAAATCAAACCTGTTGGGCCAGTCATTGGTTGAACACCAGCGACATCATACGCAATTAGGTTTGGCATTGCTCTACGGACTAGTGAAATTAGGATCGGATCCCAATTCTGGACACTAGAACCAGTAGCGTTAGTTGGTGCAGCTTCGCCGAGGAATCCTCTGTCTTCACGAAGTGCTTTTTCTTGGTTTTCTAGGATAACAGTGGTTACAGCCTTGCGATAAGAATCTTTGATCGGATTAAGATCATTGTGTTCTAGGACTGGCTGCCACTTTTCCTGTAGATGTTCTGTTTGGAACATTGTAGTTTCTCCTTATTGAGTTTTTCTAATAATATTTATAAAAAGTTCAGTTTTCACTTTACTTCTCATTAGCTCGCTTTACATTTTTACTGATTGCAGCCATGTAAGCGGACATTGCACCAGTTGTATCGAAGGCATCTGAACCATCTGATTCAGAGTCTACAGATTCAGCGATAGTGGTTGCCTTTGGAAAATAACTTTCCTTAAGCGTGTCGAGTTTACTTCTGAAAGAACCTTCATCTGTAAAATCTACGTCTTCTGCAAGAGACTTAAACTTCTCTACCTCTGTATCAGCGAGGTCAGAAGCGACTTCTGCAAAAACACTCTCACGAACCAATTGATCATTCTGCTTCTTAATCGCAGCAGTCTTTTCAATCTGTTCATTGAGTTTAGACTCTAGTTCG